CAATCGAGGCCGCTGAGTTGCTATACGTCGCGCCTGCCGTGCCGCCGCCGCTTGTTGCGGTCAGCATGGAAACGATGTTGTACCCATCCCCGGCCCCGCCACCCGCAGGCACCGAGACAACTACGGAGCCATTGGTTACACCAACCGAAGCGATGCCAGCGCCAGCAAATATCATGCTGGACAGCGCCATTGTCCCGCTGCTGGATTGCGTTGTGTTGCTTGTGGCGTAAATCGTCGCAGCCGTACCACCTCCGCCGCCCGCGCCCGCTGACAGAGACAGTTGCAGTCCGTTGGTGTTCATCGTCATGGAGCCCGAGATATTGGCCCCGTTAAACGTCGTTCCCAAACCGGCGTAATTGCTTGAGTCTTGCGATCTTGCAGCGGTTGTGATGTACGCGGGGACGCCGAGATTCAACCCCGCCGTGTTGTGCGTCATTACAATGTTTGTCCCAGCCGTCGTCTGTGTTCCAGACGAAACACCTGCGTACTTGGTCGTATCACCTGACAGCGCAGCGGTCGTCAAGAACTGCGGCACAGCCATTGACAGGCCATTTGTATTCAGCGTGGCGCTAATTGCTGTTCCTGCTTGCGTGGTGCTGGTAAAGCCCGTTCTTGCAAATACCGACGAGGACTGAGACTGCATTGCGGTAGTCAGGCCGTTATGCGTGGCCGTGATAACCGAGTTGTTGGACATCCCAAACGTGATAGCCGCGTTATTTGAGAACACGACAGTCCCGCTTGTGGCGGTCTGCGTTCCGGCACTAGGGGCAACTACGTTCTGCGTCTGTACCGACTGCGAGGTAATGCCATTGTGGCTGGCGGTGATCGTTGAGGCGTTCGCCCCGAAGGTGATCCCGTTGCCGTTCGCAAAGCTAATGTTTCCCGTGGAACCCAACACAGAAACCATGTTCTGCGTCTGGACAGATTGGCTCGTAATCCCGTTGTGGCTAAACGTGATCTGCGAACTACCGGACATTCCTGCGGTGATGCCGTTGGAGTTGGCAAATACAATCGTGCCACTCGTCGCCGTTTGCGTACCCGCCGCCGCAGCAATTCCACCGCCCGCGCCAGCCCCGCCAATAATCTCAAGCTTTGAGGCTGCGGTATCTGCGGACAGGGTGATATTTGCCCCGCCCATCAGAATTACATCAGCACCCGTAATCTGCGAACTACCTGCCGTGTTACCGGACAGGTTGAAAATCATTTGGTGGGCGCTGTTCCAATCGGAAGGCCGCACCATGTCTGTCGCGTTGACGGTTCCGGTAATGCCGTCCGAGTTGTATATCGTGACCGTGCCGGTAAAGTCGGCCTGCGGATCAGTCTTGAAGTGACTGATAGCCATTAGTTCACCACAACGCTTTGCTTACTCCCGTCAGGGCCGATAACCATTCTTCGCGGTGCAGAATAAGCCCGCGCCATGCTGTCCTGGCCTTGGGCAATCAACGCTAAGGCTTGGCTAATCCTGTCCTGAGCTTGACTGAACCCCTGTTGCGATTGGGCAATCATTGTCAGGGCTTGTGCAAGCTGGTCAGACTGTTGTTGTACGGTCTGTTGCAGCGTCCCCGCTACCCCCATTAGTTCGTCCTTGCCGTCAACCACAACCTGCGCGGTTGGGGCTTGGGGTGTTGACTCAGCCGGGGTATTGGCGGCAGTCATGGCCTGCAAACGCTTGGTTTCTGCGTCATAGGCTTTGATCTGCGTCTCGATCTCGCGTATCTGAATCTCGCCGCCCTTGTCCTTCAACTGGATTTGCAACTCTCGCAACTGAGCCTGCATGTCCTGCATCGCTTGGTCGCGCTCCTGAAGCCCTTGCACCGCTTGTTGCAATTGCTGGTCTTTCTCGGCCATTGCCTGTTGTGCCTGCGCCATAATCATCTGCGCTTCGGGGGGCATGGAGTCTTGTTCTTTAGCTTGCAGGGCTTGGGCAATCTGCGGCGGCAGCATCAATTTGAAGCGTTCTGCCAGATCATCGGCGCCAGGCCAATCCATCGACTTAACGAGAATGTCGCCCGCAATCTGCATGACAGCAGGGTTTGCCTGCGTCATTTGCATCATGGCTTCTGCTTGTTCTTGGCGCTTCGTGGTGTAGCTGGGGCCAGCACTCACGGAAACATCGTATTCGCCTATGTTCAGGTTATAGATGGTATTGGAACCCTCTTTAACCACGGCATCTTGTTGTTCAGGGTTGACCGTGGCCGATACCTGTTCACCATCTTCACCAAGGATACGAATGGTGCGGCGCGAGTCATAGACCTTCGGGGCCAAGTCCACAAGGATGCGTCCCAAGTGCCTGACTGCACGGTTGAGATTGTCCATGTAGTGGAACGTCGCTACATCGCCCTCGCGCTGTCTCGCAAGGATCGCTTTGCCGGACTTCTCGTTAGACTTCTCGCCGAGGGAGGCGTTATACATGCCCATTGAGGCTTGAATATCATGCTCGGACAGTTGCATGTCACGAGCAAAGCCCTCTGGAATGTCTGAGGCTTGCTGTCTTTGGGGTGGCGGCGCACCCTCAACCGGATCGTACTTGAGTACGGAATGACTCTCAGTGTTGGCACTTTCCCATTCTTCGGAGTAGGCGTCAACCTGCCCCGCTGCCGCGATAAACGGGGCTTTGGGGGCAAGGGCCACACGTTCCGCATACGCAGAGCGGGAATAGTTATAGAGCCTCTGCGGGTCTTTAGCGAAGCGGATAAGACCTGAGTAAGTCACCTTGCCATCAAGGTCGAACTCGTTGCCGTACACCGGAATGATGGGGATGTACTTGCCCAACCAATCGTTTTCTTCCAGCACTTCAGCGCCGGAGATTCGCGCCCACTTAACTTGGCAGCGTGTTAGCTCGCGGGTTTCGACAATCGCGGGGACGGGGACGCCTTGAGACAGTGCGGCTTGGTAGCCCACATCGTCAATTGTCTCGCCGGTTTCCAGCAGGTGTACGTTAGAGGGTACGTCTTCCTTCCAGAAGTATTCACACACCCGCACGTTATCGCCGGATTCCCATCCGTCGCTGTATTTCCCCGCTTCTGCCTCAAAGTCGGTGAATTTTGCCTTCGGGTACTTCTGTCTAAACTGTTCTTTGGTCAGTTCGTCAACCACGAACCCGAAGCGGCTATCCGATCCGTCTGCCTTTCGTGCGTTCGGATCGAGGTACACGGCCAACGGGTTGCGGATGCGCTCAACCAGTATTTCCTGATTAAACGTGTTTTCGTGGGCATAGTCCGTTGTTACGCGGAAGTATCCAAACCCACCGACTACCGCAGATTCAAGCGCGGTGTCAAAAGCGTCATCAGCGTTAGAGCGGTCGAGGATGTGACGGATCAAGCCTTGCAGGGCTTCCGCGATTTCCTCGTCGCCATTGTCATCAATGGGCCTTACCTTGACGCTGGGCCGGTTCTGGCGGCCATCGTTCACAACTTGGCGAACGTACTGGTTCAGCTTATCAACAACGAGGCACGGGCGGCCTTCGCCATCGCGTTTCTTTGCGTCCTTGTCCGTCCAATGCTTACCGGCGCGGAACTCCATATCCTCTTTGGCGAGTTTATGGTTATCGTCCCATGCGTCCTCGCACAGCTTGAACCGCTCTAGTGCAAGTTTGTGGATTTCTTTTGTCATGGGGTTATGCCATCCAGCTACGGGGCCGGTATGGTTTGGGTTCTCGCTCTTTAGTCTTGGGCTTTGTCAGCGCCGGGAATAGTTCAGTCAGCGCCCATATCAAGGCGTCTGCTCTGTTTGGGCTACCTTCGCCCGTATAGCCAACAGTTGAGAACGCAACCAACTCGTCCTCTAAATCTGGAAAGTTGCCAACGTGCCTAACTTTGCCCTGTTCGTACAAGGCGCTAATAGGTTCTGCTCGTACAACCTTGCCGCGTGATGCCGTTACCGCTTTGTAAGGCGTTCTAGGTCTTGCGGTCTGTATCGTGTGCCGCACCATTTCGCCGCCATAATTGACCTCGCCCACAATCACATCGGCTGCGTGGCGGTCGTATGCGTCCGTTGATACCTTGCCCCAAGTTGCGGGGCCAGCCTTAACGGTGCAGTCCTCTAGTAGATAGGCGTTGCCATCCGTTCCCAACCCAGCAACCGCGATACCTATTGCGTCATTGTCCGCGTTGTCCTCGTCACCAGAGCCAGATGGATCAACCGAAACCACGACGCGAACCATGTCAGGGACTTTCCCATCCACAACCCGCCATCGCTCTATGTCCATATCCGAGAACAGGGCGTTAGGGTTGGCCTCTGTGAACTCGCCATCCAAGAACCGCTTGCGAAGCCTCGCGCTTAACCCAGCCAGCGACTCCAGGTAGTTCTCGGCTACGTTCTCAGCGTTATCCTTCGGGTTAATCTGGAAGCAGGCGTAACGCTCAGGATGTGCGTAGGCAACCTTTGTTTCGGGGTCGCGCTTCTCTACGAACATCCTGTAAGACCAGTGCGCCTTATTGGGCGGGTTGCAGTCGTAGTACATCCGCAGCTTGAGCGGGCTACTGGCCCTGCCTTCCATCTCTTGCGTGGCCTTCTGCGCCAAGCGGGTCTGCGCCATTCCCTGACCGCTAAACGGTATCTGGCTACACTCGTTTAGATATATGGTCGAGTATTCCTGACCAAGAATCTTCTCTGTGCGCTCTTTGTCGTCTAGTCCACCAAACCAGATTTGCGACCCGTTTTCAAACTGGGCAAACCAATCCGTCTTGTTCAGGTCGTACTTGACGCCGGGAAAAGCCACTTCCATCACCTTCGGGAAGGTGTCATGGACAATCGAGGCTTTGACCGCGTTGAACCGAAACCGCAGGATTGCGTGCCGGCTCTTTGGGGCTTTTAAGGCCCGCATCACAATGTTCCTAACCAAGAGGAACGTCTTACCTGAACGGCTCCCGCCGAACAGCATGATGTGTGTTGCTTCGCCCGCCAGTATTTCTTGTGCTTGTTCTTGCTTGGCGGTTAGCTTCAAATCTTTTCGTCTAGCGGTGTTGCCTGAACCATCTTGCTTGTAATGTCTGCGGTCATATCAACTGACTGCGCAGGCTTTCCATCAAGACGGTCGCCTAACTCTTTGAAATGTCCCAAGTCTTTGTTTTCAAAAAGTTGAGCCACAAAAAGGTCAGCGGCTTTGTCTACCCCAATCATCAGCGCGGAGCGTTCACCTTCCGGTTCATCGCCAGTAGCGTAACGGGCCAATGCGCGCTCAATAGCGCATGACCAGCGTTTAGCTTTGCCGTGGTTGTTGTTGCCGATTGGGGCGGGCATTTCCTTACCTGTTCGGTAGCCCTGAAGTCGTCAGGTCGAGGTTTCATGTGAAACGAGGGGAAGGTCGCCACAATCGAAGTCAAGGGCAAAGCCTAGATTGATGTGATTCTTCGGGGCGCACCTTCCCGCGCATATTGAACAACAAACGCTCATTCGCCGCAACGACTTTGACTTGCAGTTTTTACTTGCAGAATTATTTGGTAAGCGTATTGATGCGATACCCCAACAATCTCTGCAATCTTTGTGGCCGTCTTTCCTTGTGTGTGCAAGTCAAGGATTAGCGCCTTCTTGTTCCCCCCGTTCAATGCGTTTTGAATGTAGGCCGTTGCGTCGTTTACCGCGTCGGCTAAGTTCTTGGGGCGCTTGTGACGAAATACGGCAGGTGACGCATACTCAATAGTCAGCGCAAACCGCAGCCGTTCGTCAGGGATGCCGTTGATGATACGGTCAATCATTTCCGCGTCTGGAATGTTCACAGGGATTGGCACATCTTCGGGC